ATTAAGAAAAAAGGTGATTTCCTTACTGATTTTGAATTGCACAAGAACAAGTCAGCTAGAGTGGTTCCCATTGCTCTTGAGCGTTATTTTGTTGATGGCACTTCTGTGGAGCATACGATTCGTTCTCATACTAATCTATATGATTTTTGTTTAAGACAGAAAGCAACTAGAAGTTTTCATTATGAAGGAACAAATCGTACAACAGGAGAAACTACTGTGTACAACAAGTTGATACGTTACTATGTATCAAACGATGGTGATAAAATATTTAAGATCAAAAACCCTGAGTGTATTACTAGGGCAGCTGCAGTAAGTCAGATAGAAGCAGGCGAATGGGTATGTAAAGTTTGTAATTACCTACCTAAACGCAGTAAAGTTGATAATGTCAACTATGATTACTATATTGAGAAAGCTAATAGATTAGTCACCAAGATTAACAATGAAGGCAGAAGAATTAAAACGGTATATATACCTAACCAATTAAATTTATTTGAATGAAAGCAAAAGTGAATCGTACGAACATCACAGATCATCTAATAGAATACCAATTAAAAATGGTTGGTAAGACTGTTGATGAAATTAAAGAAGATGAATTGTGGTATAGCAATAATACCATGACAGAAGAACAACATGAGGAATTCAAGCGTTATGCTATTCCATTACTAAAGAAAATATTTAAGTTTAACAAGAGTAAAGCTGAGTCAACCTTCGGATGGTTTGACCTACAGTTTGGATTAAAAATCATTAACAACTAAAGAAAGAAAACATGGAAACAAATTCAGTTATTATTATTACAGGAGTGGTTGCTGTTGCTACAGCAATAATTTTAAGTCTATTCAAATCATCTAGAGACTTAACAGTTACAATTAAAATGGAGAACGATAAGGAAGATGATTACCCAATCAAAAGTGATGATGTAGTAGAGCTAGAAGTTAAGCCAAAGAGAAAATACACAAAGAGAACTCCTAAGGCTAACGTTATCAAAACTACAACAGGTGCTAAGAAGCAAGTTGGAAGACCTAGAAAAGCTAAATAATTATGGACTGGCTGTTACAAGATTGGGAATACACCAATGATGAAATCTATGCTGTTGAGAGACAAAAAGAGATTGAAGCAGCATGGCATAAATGGGAAGATGAACAGGAGAATAAGAAAAGAAAACCTGCACTAATTAAAATAGTAAAACATGAAATTAACAATAAGCCCTCAACAATACGAGGAGCTCATCAAACGAGGTCACAACCTTGATGTTATATTTCTACTAAAGCTGATAGACGAACAGTATGATGTCTCTCCTCTATGTGAGGGGAGTATGAAGATTGCTTCTGTCTATCAGTCTTTAATAAGAAAAGCATTGATAACAAAAGATGATGAGAAACTCACAGTGCTAGGTAGAGATTTGTTGGTGTTTATGGACACTAAGATGAACACTAAGATTGTAAGAAGAAGACCTGCCACAACAGATTTTGAAGAGTGGTGGAAGACTTACCCAGGTACAGATTCATTTGAACACAAGGGTAAGACATTCAAGGGCACTAGAGCACTTAGATTACACAAAGATGATTGTAGATTGAAATTTGATAAAATCCTCTTAGAAGGAGAATATACAGCTGAACAACTTATAGCTGCTCTCAACTTCGAGGTGAATCAAAAGAAAGAAACATCCATTACAGAGAATGCCAATAGACTTAAGTTTATGCAAGGTTCTTCTGTATATCTAAATCAAAGAGCATTTGAGCCTTTCATTGAACTAATTAAAGATGGTGGAACAATCACTGAAGCTAAACTAAAACCAACAGGAGGTACAGATATCTAATGACACCAAAAGAAAAGGCTAAAGAATTAATTCATAAATTCTATCCTAACGTACAATGGAAACTTGGACAAGAAGATTGTTTACAAAGAGCTAAGAATTGTGCATTAATAGCAGTTAAATTTGCAAGACAAGAATTTAGAGACCATTGTGCAGCAGAGATTGGAACAGATGGAAGTCCTGATGATCACTTTGATGTATTAAAACAAGAAATAGAAAACTATGAGCTTTGAACTATTAAATGCAGAAGTTGAGAAAGGCATGAATGATCTCAACAAAGGAATCCCTATGGGATTTGATCGCTTGACTAGATATGTAGGTATTCGTAAGAGTATGTATTATCTTGTAGGTGGTCTAACTGGTAGTGGTAAGACATCTTTCATTGATGATGCATTTGTTCTTAATCCTGTTGATTGGGCTATGTCTAAAGAAGGAATTGCTTCAGGTATCAAAGTGAAGGTGTGGTATAGGTCCATGGAGAGAAGTAGAACATACAAGATTGCCAAATGGGTATCTCGTAAGATATTTCTAGACCAGGGAATCATTATTCCTGTAGGTAAGCTTCTTGGTTGGACTGAGAAGCTGACTAAGGATGAACATGATCTGTTCTTACATTACAAAGATTATGTAGATAAGCTAAGTGAAATTGTTACTATCATTGATGGACCAGAAAATCCTGTAGGTATAGCAAAAGAACTCAAGACTTACGCTGAAGAGAATGGTACAATAGAACAGCTTGACAAATGGAATAAAATATATGTTCCTAATGACCCAAGTCAAATCACTATGGTGGTGATAGATCACATTGGTTTGCTTAAGCTAACTAAAGATCAACCTACGAAGAAACAAGCTATTGATAAGATGTCTGATGAACTCAGATATGCTAGAGATTTCTATGGATATTCACCAGTGGTGGTTAGTCAGTTCAATCGTGACATTTCTAATCCTTCTAGGATAAAGAATGGTGATGTAGAACCTCAACTAGAAGATTTTGCAGACAGCTCAGCAACACAGAATGATGCTGATGTTGTTATGGCATTATTTGATCCTATGAGATATAAAGTAGCAGACCCTAGTGGTTATGACTTAGATAAACTAAAAGATCAACATGGAGCTAAATATTTCAGAAGCTTAAGACTTATCAAGAATAGCTATGGAGAAGATGATGTACGAATTGGTTTAGGTTTCCTAGGTCAGATTGGTATGTTCAAAGAACTCCCTAGAAAGAAAGATATAACAGATTCTGATTATACAGCAATTACTAACAAATCATATTTCCTAAGAGAATGACACTAAGAGACAAGAGGCAAAAAGAGTTTGCTGATGTATGGCTTAAGCATGGAATGTATGGCATATTAAACTTATGTCCTAGGTTTGGTAAAATTAGAACTAGTATTAAAATACTAGAGAAACTAAAACCTGAAAGCATACTTATTGCTTATCCAGATAATAAGATTAAAGAGTCTTGGCAAACTGATTTTAATGATCTTGGGTTTGATGACAGCATTGTCACATACACTACACATCTATCATTAAAGAAGTATGCTGAGTTAAGCTTTGATGTTGTTATCATAGATGAAATACATCTACTGAGTGAAGCTCAGATAGAAGTTTGTAAGGACCTGTTCGATGTTAATGGACAGATTCTTGGTCTCACTGGTACACTATCCAGTTGGACAGAAAGAAAATTAGAAGAAGAACTTGATTTACATGTAATAGCTCACTATCCAATTGAAAAAGCAATTGAAGAAGGTGTTATTGTAGATTATGAAATACATGTAATAAGAGTTCCTCTAGATAACACTGTGTATAATGATTACAAGGGTAAGCTAAAAACTGAGAAGAAACATTATGATGGCATATCCTGGGTGATTAACAAACTACAGAATAGTGGTACAGATACAATGTTTTTACGTCTAGCTAGAATGCGTTTGATTCAATCATCCCTAGCCAAATCTATAGCTACAAAGCGACTTTTGGCTGCACATAAAGATGAGAGAGTCTTAGTGTTCTGTGGTACCACTGCTGTTGCAGATAATCTAGGTATTCCTTCCTATCATAATAAGTCTAAAGAAAAAGAAATCTTTGAAGACTTTGCTGAGGGTAAGGGGAATCATCTAGCTGTAGTGAAAATTGGTAACACAGGTGTGACATATAAACCTCTTGACAAGGTGATAATAAACTATTTTGATAGTAATGCAGAGAACTTAGCACAGAAGATCATGCGTTGCACAGCTTTTGAATATGATAATGAAAGTAAAAAAGCTCAAATTTATATAGTTTCAACAAATGAACCTGTGGAACAAAAATGGCTAAATAAAGCATTAGATTTGTTTGATAAAGATAAAATATTTTACTCATGATTTCATGCATCTATACAATAACCAATAAAGTAAATGGTAAACTTTATGTAGGAAAAACAAATAATTTCTTATATAGAATGTCCAAACATAAATATACTTTAAGAAATAATATTCATATAAATGAACATCTTCAGCGTGCTTTTAATAAGTATGGAGAAGAATCATTTGATTTTGAAATTCTTGAAGAATGTAGTGAAGAGTATTTATACTCTCAAGAACATTATTGGTGTAATTTGTTAGATGCATTTAATTATAATAAAGGTTATAATATGAAACCTACACATCCATTAAATAAAGGTGGAAATAGTGCAGAAACACTTGAAAAAGTTAAAAAAGCCTTAACTGGTAAAAAGTTATCTCCAGAACACAGATTAAAACTATCGTTAGCAAAACAAGGTAGAAAATTATCAGATGAAACAAAGTTAAAAATGTCTCAAGCTAGTAAAGGCAATAAGAAATCTGAAGAACATAAACAAAGAATCTCAGAAGCTAAAAAAGGAGACAAAAATCCTAGATTTGGTAAAATACCTTGGAATAAAAAGATATAATTAAAATAATTTTTCGTATCTTTATAGAATTAAAATAAATAACTAAATAAATTAAAAACACATGAGTTCAAAGCTAGTAGGGATTGTTGGTGCCACAGGTACAGGGAAATCAACCAGTATCAAACACCTAAATCCAGAGGAAACGTACATTATTAATGTTGCAAAGAAAGAGCTTCCATTCAAAGGGAGTGAGAAACTTTACAATGTAGAAAAAAGAAACTATGTAGAATTAGATGATCCTAACGATATCACTCGTAAGCTAAAAGCTGTTTCTGAAAAAGCTCCACACATTAAGAACATCATCCTAGAAGACTCAAATTATGTAATGGGTTTTACAATGC